GGTGCACTGAGTAATTGATGCGTAGGCTCTACCAATTTAAATGGTAGTAATTCACGTTTTGTTACACTACTGGTTTCTGTGTTAATAATTAATTCACTCATTTTGCAATCCTACTAAAGTTGTTGATCTTTTGAAATTTAATTATGCTTCTAAATTTGTCTTGAAGAATATCACCCTTATGACTGATTACGAAAAGATTCACATCTTCCAACATATGTAGGATACTCATCAAGTATTCTGTTCCATTAGTATCTAGACTGGAATCAAACACTTCATCTAAAATGAGTAGATTTGTGTTTGCAGAATTCTTCAGCTTTGCTACTGCTCTCCATGTTAACATCAGAGCCATATCTATACGCTGCTTTTCACCTTCACTAAAAGAAGCGTAACTAAATTCATCACGGTGTCTAGACTTGATCGTTTCTTTGAATGATTCATCAAGATTAAAATTCACGAAAAAGTCAAATGACGCTAAGTATTTGTTTACTAACTTGTTAATGATAGGCAAATACTGTTTGACGATCTTTGTTTTTATACCACCATCTTTCAATAACAGTGCTGCTGCGTCTAGATATGTTCTTTCTTCAAGTAGAGTTTTTCTTTCTTTCTCATACTCATTCAGTTCGGCACGCATAGCATCCAGTTTTTCATTCTCTTTTTCCATACTGGTGTTATCTTTTTTCAGTGCATCAATTTGTTTCTGAATGTTTACTATGAACTTGTTTGTTTCCAGTACCGTAGTGTTATTTGTAGCAATTGACATCTGAAGATTCTGTAACTGTTGTTGCTTGTCTAAGATAATGTTCAATCTGTTCTGTTGTTCGGTTAGAGTATTCTCCAGTTTCTTCAATCCATCTTCTGATTCTGTAATCTTACTTTCAAGGGTTTTGATTTGTTCTGTTTTAAAATCTTTTTCGATTGCTTGCCTACATGTTGGACAATCATCATTTTGTTGAAAGAAGCTTATGTCTTTTCTAAACTTGGATACATTAGATTCAATTTGAGATTCAATCTTTGTAATCTTTTTAAGTTTGGATTCAATCTCTGCTTTGTCACGAATTTCTTTAGTTATCTTCTCACATTCTGATAATAGTGAAGATGTACTTTCGTTTACGAATTCAATATTCGTATTATGCTTCTGTATTTCTTCGTTGTATTTCTTTATTAGATCAGCATCATTACTTTTTAGTTTATTAATGTGTGCCTGTTGTAAATTAAAAGTTGCAGCTTTAACTTCGGTTAATTGTTTGTTTGAAGAAATACTTTCTTTGTTTTCCTGCGTTCGATCTTTCAATAAGGAATTCATCGTGGAAAATATCTGAATATCAAGTAGGTCTTCGATAATGTCTCTACGATCAGCAGCAGATAATTGCATGAAAGGAACAAATGATGCTGAACCTAGTATTACAATTTGAGTGAAAGACTTATAATTCAGTTTTAGAATAAACTTCTCAAGATATTCCTGATAGTCTTTCATTGCAGCATCTTGGTTTACTAATTCCTTATTACAGTAAATTTCGAATATGCTAGGCTTAATCCCACGAATTACTCTATATTCTTTCTTACCTATTGAGAATTCACACTCTACAAGGCAGTCTTTTAGATTAATACTATTGACTAGTTGTGGTTTGTTTACTGATCGAAACGCTTTACCAAATAAAACAAAACACAGTGCATCAAGCATGGTTGATTTGCCTGAGCCATTCTCACCAATCACAAGCGTATTAGGTGAACGATCAAATACAATCTCCGTAAAATAATTGCCCGTACTTAGAAAGTTACGGAATTTTAATTTTTGAAATTTAATCATCAGGCATTTCTTTATTCGAAATAAAAATTAAATATAAGTCTTCATCAAATGTACTATTGAGTCTGTGTTTTTTACCCTTCTCAACAAGAACGATATCTTTAGGCGAAATACTGTATTCACGTTCATTCATTTCAATAGTACCGAAACCTGAAACAGCTAGATAAATTCTTTCGTGTGATAAATCTTCATACCAAGAAGATGATTCAAATTGTTGAATTCTAATGCTACTTAATGTCAAGTTCTCTAAGGCAGTATTCTGTTTTACAATGCATGTTTTTGTTTTTAGAACAATCTCACCATCGAGATTCATCAACTTGGTTTTCATTCATTCTTTTCCATATGAAGTGACTCAACATACAATTGCTTCAATAGACCTTTCAGTCTATCAGATTTAACTGGCAATGTCAACCCATCAATATACTTATTAAGTATCGTGATCGTGTCTTCAGCTTCATCAATTACCTCATCAGTTGAATCAACATCCGACAAATCCTCAATTATCGAAATATCGACTACTCCTACTTTATACAGATTATCCATCATTATATCAAAGAGGTATGGATTTTTCTTGTTCACTACAATGATTTTAATATAAGAATCTTTTAAATATCCATAGTAGTAATTTTTCCAGTAATCCAAATCTTGAATAGTATCGTCATAGCTGATTTTATGAAAAATATTATATGGATTAGGTATGAATGTTAGTTCTCTTGTTTCTGTATCGAATACATGAAACCCTTTTTGATCACCATAATCCATCCATGTCATTTCATATTGATTGCCAAGATATGTAATATTACCTTTACTGGACTTGTGATGAAAATGCCCAGAGAATACAAGATCAAATCTTTCAAATAGTGCGGCATTTAATCCATCATGGCAGATGTTACCACGATCCATCTCAAAGCCAGAAATTTCAAAATGACCAAAAACTACTTCAGCTTTACTGTCATTCAAAAACTCAAGACTTTTCTGATAGTTGCCAGAATTAATCCATGGAACTAGTGCAACATTCAAACCATCATATTCTTTTTCAATAGCTTCAGTATAAGCATTGATATTACTGTAATGATTGAATAGTTCATCCATCGCATTAATTTCATTGGTATTTTTGTAAGTAACATCATGATTACCTACAATAATGTCCATCTGAATATTGTTCGATTGAAGTCTATCAAAGAAACGTTTTCGCCATGAATTTAATATGACATAGTTAATGAACTTACGACGATCAACTAGATCACCTAAATGACAAACCTGCTTGATGTTATTTTTCTCTAGGTATGGAAAAAATACATCTTCCCAAAACTTGAAAAAGAATTCATTGAAAACAAGACTGTCTCCTCGTGCACCGGCATGAGTATCATTTAATAACGCAATCCGCACTAGATTTACCTTTCACTTTTTCTGCTAGATGAATTCGACCACGTAGCTCACTGCTACTGAAATTATGATCACGGCGATTGAAGAAAAGATCAATACCTCTTTTCTCACAAACTTCTTTTCCCGTAAAAATCTGATTTCTATACTCTTCACCTAGTATTCTAACATTAATTGGGAATGATTGCAATATCTCAATCAACTCTTTTTCGGTAGAATACGGCACAATTTCATCCACATACTTTACCGCTTTCAGTTGGATGTATCGTTCAACTACCGATTGGATTGGTTTATTTTTCGTGTCTGGTCTGTCAATCGTTGGATCAGTTTGCAATCCAACGATTAGATATTCACATTTTGATTTCGCTTCTGCAAGCATTGCAATATGTCCTGCATGTAGTAAATCCCAAGCGGAGCATGTAAATCCGACTTTCATAATATACCTCAATCTATTTTGGTCGTATCTGTTTCAATGAAAACTTCTATACCTTTAGCTTTGATTTTTTTCTTTTTATTCTTTTTTGTCTCTTCATAGGTGTGAATGAATTCCGATATGTTATCATATAATTCAAATTGTTTCATGTTTCCGTTTTCATCCTCAAACATTTCACCTTCGTCAAGAATACCAAATTGTTCAGTTGCTTTGTATTTGACGTATAACTGTTTTTTCTCTTTCGCAATTCGTCTGAGGAATGCGTAAAAAATAATTTGCGTGAAGTATGCAAATGGATTCTTCGATTGGGATGGATCAAAGTTTCTGAAATACATCAAACAGTTTTCAATACCATCCAGAATCATCTCATCACGAAATGAGTACATTACGAAATTGGGTCTGCGAGACAGGTGCTCGGCAATCTTCATGAAACACTCACCGATATAATTCGGTATCTGTGGATCCGGTTTATTGTCAAGTTTCGCCTTCTCGCAGTCACACTTGTACTGTACCAACGCTTTCAGGAAATCTTCATTATTAATGTAGTGTGTTTTTTTATTTGCCATAATATTTACCTATATTTTCACTTGACAGGATTTCAAATGCTCGTTATAATGGTTTTGTTCCGTTAATGATAAGTTCTCTTGTTACTGATCTCTGAGTAAGCTTCAAACTCTTCTTCAGTCATTTCTTCATCGTAGTCTTCGGTGTCGATATCATGATCTGAATCAGACAGTAACGAGTGTTCTACTTCGCTAGATTCAAACTCAGCTCTCTCAACTAGTTGTTCGACAGTATTCGTATAATAGGTAATCAATGATTGCTTAGGTTCGAACACAGTGAGTACGTCTTCATTATGTATAGAAGCAATATTATACTCTACGATCTCAAGAGGGATCCAAGGTATCATCATCATCACAGCTTTACCATTAGGTAATCTTTTAAAGATCACCGCCATTGGATTCTTGACTATGATATGATCGGGTTCTTGTTCAACAGTGGCGATAATATCTTCACCACTTTGTAATCTAATTATTTTGGCATCAATCATTTTTAAGTTCTATATTGTAAAATTTATATTTGAATTTCTCTTCATCGTATATTTTAACACGCTCGACAAAGTGTTTCAAGGTGTGATTGACATATTTACCTGTTCTAATGTCATCCGAAATATCATATAATGTAGCTTCCTGTTTATCGTCACCTAATCTCAGACCTCTACCTATTGATTGTAAGTTTCGGATTTTAGATTTTGATGGTGATGCAAATATAATATTATGTAGGTTGCGAATATTTGTGCCTGTTGAAAACGTGCCATATGACGCTACAATGATGGCATCTTTTTCTTTTTCCGTAATTGACCTTACAGCTTCCCTCGCTTCAACATCAGTTTTGCCATATACCAAAAATACTTTTCTGTCTTTAGCACTTGAAGCAATTATATCATATAAAATTTTACCATGCTTTTCTACGAACTGGAAAAGAATCAATGAATTACCTGTCAGTGAAAGGGCAAGATTTTTAATGAATTTATTCCGTGCAGTATTCATTACGATAAAATCCAGCTCTGTCTGATAATCCCATTTTTGATTCTTAGCTATCTTGCATATCTCCTCATTGTATTTTAATATGAGGCATTTGATATTGAATTTAGCCAGAAAGTTTTTATCCATCAACTCTTTTGTAGTTGTTGATTTGTAAACTGGTCCAAACAATCCTTCTAGAACTAATCGATGTGTTTGTGTTCCATCTAAAGTTCCTGTACAACCAACTCTTGTCTTTGCATTAACTAAACTGGACAGAATTGTCGTTAATGACTTTGCTTTGAATTGGTGTGCTTC